GAACGAAGATAGTGCGGCAATTGTTTCGGTGTAGAAATTATCGTCGCTACTACCATCGTTGCCGTTGCCAAGGCTCTGGCGGGTTACTATTTTTGGATCGTTTCCACTCAGACCCTCGGCAGATGCAGTCACTAGAACGGTATCTTGTAGACTATTGATATAAGATACAGCATCGGCAGTGTCTACCAAATCTCGCGAGGTGTTGATAAGCACGCCGTCCAAGAAGAAGCTTAGTCTGAATCCAGTATCGCCGTCAGATAGTAACACGGATACGTCAAGGTTTTCTGACCACGATCCGGCACTGGTGGCCGTTAGCTCCAGAGCGGGATTATCGTCTGAGTCCAACAAGACAGTTGACCCTACAGCAGATAAGCTTGCACCGACAGCGCGACTAACGTAGCAACGGGTTCCGCCTTCATCGAAGAATGTTTTGACGTGTGGGTATAGGCTGTCAGCGCGATACTTACCGTAGATGGTGACGTACTCGCTGAAGCTTCTGATTAGTGTGGGCTCATTTGCCGGACCACGTTCGGTCTGTCCCACAACGAATAGCTGACCAGCAACGATATCACCAGTACCGACTGGTCCAGTTCTAACCGCTGTGGTTACGTTTACTCCGGGCATTTTTTAAGCCTCCAATTCTTTCTTCATCAATATTGATTTAGGTGCCATAACGGCAAGCAATGCATTGCTTTCTTCTATATAATACCACCGCTTGACACGGTGGCGGTGTAACTTATAGCTCGTTATTAGTATATAACATCTCTTCGCAGGTTCCGCGCATTATCTCTCAGATCTGCTGTGCCTTCAAACTTGGTCCCTCTAAGAAGGTTTCTTGAAAGAAGAAAATGCCTTGCTAATACGTATAAATCGACAGGATTTGACGTGGGGAGGATTATGGGCTTAAGTACCCCGGACGGTGAATAAGCTCCACCCCGAGAAGCTACCCAATTATTAAACTCTAAGGACAGTGTGCCCCTAGTGTAGCTTGTCAATTCAGAGTTTTGGTCGTATTCTAACAGCGTTTGTTCGTTCTTACTCAGCTTCCACATTTACATCTCCGTAAACTCTAATTTCATCCAAGCCACCCGGAGTTCCAACATCAAAGTTTGTTACCATTGCTCCGGTATTAAGGTTTTCCTTCGGTACTTCTATAATATCTACATCTTCAGGGTCAAGCATACTCCAAACAGACATTGCATCGCTTTGAAAGTGAGGATCAGGGGTATCTGTTGCAATTGATCGCGAAACAAAGTAGAAGTTAGGAGGATCTCCTCTTCTTATGTATTCTCTAAACGAGTTAAGTGCGCTTTCGCTTATGTTAAAACCGTATTTGTCAGCATCTTCCTTTATTATTTCAATAATTTCCTCTACGCTGTCCGGTTTGTCTGAAAGCTTTGCATACTGTGCGAAAAACTTCATGTCCGAAGAAAGCTGCTCAGCTACTTCTCTGTTGGTTGTAAAAGATACAATTCTGTCGCGATCATCTCCGCCCAGTCCACCACTGCCCCTAGCGCGTAAAGTTCCTTCGCTTAAAATCGCTTGCGCTTTAGGGCTTACGTGAAATATTGTTTCAGGTATTGAAGGATCATCAGGGGATATGGGCGTACCGCGCAAAGTTTGGTTTCTTTGGGTAAAGTAATTTTGAGCAGTCGTAAATTCTGGATTACCAAATCCATTTACCTCTCTCGTAACACCATGGAACTGAGTCGAATCGGGAACGCTCACATTAAGAGGGTTACCGCCTCTGTCTGTTATTCTAGACTTTCTCTCGTTTGTAGAGGTTATAAGATCGTTACCTTCAGGGGCTATGCGGTCTGCTCGTTGGGAAGAAACAACAACGTCAAATCTTCTTTGATCAGACGGAACATCAACTCCCCTGCGTCCGCCCACCAAAAGTGCACCAATAGCAAAGTCTAACTGATCTTCATCTATCTGCTCAACAGGATCGTTTACCTTTGGTGCCAAAACTCTTTCTAGGCTTGTTGATAGCGTCTCCATGAATCCTGTCTCTACATCATTAATTGTACCGCTATATGAGTTTACAAAGTCATCAGGGTGTTCTGGTTGTCCTGTGACGTTTACTTGAAAATCGTCTACAGACTGCCCCTTTAATCGCTCTGCAGCGAAAGGTTGGGAAAGCTTCCATATTTCTGGATTTGCTTCCTCAAAAGCGTGTATCATCTCGTGGAAAGTTGTTTGGTATACCATGTCTCTCACGGAACCCCCACCGGCAACTCCCTCAAATATACTAGGGTCTAACACTATACGGTACTCCCCCTCTACAACGTGGAAGTAACCAAGCGCTCCGTCTCCAGCGGGCTCAATTATTACTGATAGATTTGCTTCACCTACAGAATCGGCTAGAGATCTTTTAATAGGGTCCGGAAGTGATGCCCATGTGTCTTCAAGTGCCCGCCGTGCAATTTGCTCACGTCTTTCAGCTTCCTCCAGCGATACACGCATGTCTAAATTTTCATCAATGTCTGCGTAGGTTACATCGGCAATTTCGGTGATGTCGGGCAACTCAACGTCTATGTCGTATAGAGCTTCTCTCTCACTTCTCTTTCCTTTACTGTCCCTACCTGCCAAAACGTCTGAAAGTTTTTCTGCGTACTTACGGCGCAACTCATACAAAGTTGGTTTGGTGAACAAGCGTACATGCTGTTCTAGTGCTTCGCGCTTTGCAAGTGCGTCGCTCGCTATGTTATCAAATTCCAAGTCTGAACCTAAAGCAGACATCACTGCAGCAGCTTGGTCATCATCAAGATCGTTATAGCTTAAATCAAAAAGCTCTTGTGATTTTTCATCCCGCCGCAACAGGACTTTCTCTGTGGCCTCAATGCTTGCTTTATCTAAATCTGCTTTTTCAGCGTTTAGACCGCTCAAGCGTTTGCGCAAAGCCTTGACTTCATTGTCTTTTTCAAAGCGTGCCTGAGCTATAAGTCTTACGCTTCTTCCTATTTCTTTGGTCTCAGCAACTGCCTGCGCCCCTTCTTCTGAGGCGCCAGCTAATGTACCGTCTTCACGTAGGCGTACGTTTACTGTGGCTCGTTCTTCCCCAAAGGTAACATCGTACTCACTAGAGTCTTCTTCGTATACTTTGCCGTCTCCAGTCAGAAGCGTATCGGTGTAGCTAGTTACTGAACTTATTCTTTCGCCTATCTCTTCTCTGCTTAGTATCTGCCCTTCGGGATCGTCTTCAAACTCTGAAACAGATACAAAGTCTTCGTCGGCTCTAATCTCAACAGACTCCTGATTTCTTCTCTTTCGTTCCTTTGTTGCTTCTTGTATTCTGTCGTGGATGTCTCTGATCTCGTTATAGCGATCCATGCGTTCAGCTAAATCACGCTGACGCTCGTTATCGCGTTCACGAGAAGGTCCGGGCCGTACAAAGTCTAGGGAAAGATCTCTTTCTTCTGCGCTATCAATAAGTCGGAATAAGAGCTCTCCAGTAGCGGCGGAATCTGCATCTGCTGTGTGGGCTTTATCCCCAAGCTCTATTCCAAACGCCTCGGTTAACGTGCCTAACTTGTGATCGGGAGCTACTGGATTATCTTCTTTAGTGTCTATTAAGTCGCGTGATAGTGATAACGTATCGATTTTTCCGTCGGGAGAAAATCCCTCAATATTTGCAGCGTTTAATTCTATTTCTAGAAGGGGGTCGTCAAACTCAAGCCCGTTGTGGGCCATGGTGAAGAATTCACCGTCACCGACCCACCTAACAAACTCTGCATGGGCATCTCTAGACCCAACAAAAGCCGAAACGGTTTCTGGGCGCAGAACACTACCGTCTGGGCCTTGGAGGCCCTGAGAAAAGTCGCTCCAATTGTCCCAAGGGATTCCGGGGTTCATGTACATATTGAAACGATCTACTACCTCGCCATTTTCGATCTTCACTGCACCTATCTGAAAAGCTCGGCCCCCGCGATTAACAAAGTCTGTCGTTTCGTAATCATAAGCAATGATAGTCTTTCCCTTTAATCGCTCCCGGACATCATCCCAGCTTTCCACACCTTCCATGAGATCGTCTGCTCCACCGACCAGTCCGTGTCGATAAGTAAAGGGACGTTTGGGTCTACGCAGTGATCCGTCGTCATTAAACAACTCCGGATATAGAGATTGAAGCTCGGAAAGACCCGCAGGGCCTCCCAAGTCATCAGGAATGGTCAGGCTTTCTAATGGAGACGGTTCTCGTGCAATGCTTCGTGGGGGAGTGGGCAAGGGTGAACTTCCATTCAGCTGACCAACAGTCAGGCCGCCCATACTATCTAAAGTACCTAATCGCTGACCTAGCGATAATTGACCTTCTCGTCTCCAAGAGGGAACATAGTCTACGCTAGATCCGGTTTCATCAACCAGCCGCAAACTCTGAATGTCGCGGAGATTGTCCCCGCGAAGCATAACCGCAATCTCTGATCCATCAAGATTTATAAACCTAGTTCCAGCAGGGCGCTCAAATAGGGTGCCTTCCTGCACGATGCCGTCATTATCGGCGTCAAATGCATTAGGGTTGTAGGGGTCTGGTCTGAACCCTCCCCATCTAGTTGAAGTAGCCATATCTATAGTTTATACGCTGGGGGTGACAGAAAGCGACGAGGATGAGTAAGCGCCTACTCCTGCCCCGTTCACTCCAGCGACTCTAAATATGTAAGTCACTCCATTAGTGAGACCTGTGACCGTGTGCGCGCTATCTGTTGATCCTGTGTCGGCAACCGCTGTTTGCCAACTGTCGCCGCCATTTGTGCTGTACTGAATGTTATACCCGGTAATGTCGTACACTCCGCCGTTCCAAGTTGAATTTACCCACGAAAGTACGGCTTGAGAATCTCCCGGAGCTGCAGCTAAAGCAGTTGGAGCGTTTGGCGTAATCGGAAGCTTATCTACTTCCACGTCGACGCTTGATACAGCTCCAATGGGAGTACGAGTAATAGTCTCAAACAGGGACAAATCGTAGCTTACGTAAGCACCTGCAAGCAATCGCTCACCCTTGATTAACGTTAGGTCGGAAAACTCTTCCTGTATTGTCCCTTCGTCAATCTTTGGATAACACTCAATTTCGGAGTCGTAGGCGGAAAGAGATGGATGGTCCATTAGCGCCTCTCTGACAATCATAGATAGGTTGTCTCGCTGATCTGTTACTATTTGAGCACCCTCTGCGCGTGCCCACACATAGGTACGCATTTCGTAGGTAACTCTATACGTGGGATCAGCGCCCGCCGAATACCCTTCTCTTTCCATGCTCCGTGTGGACATGACAATAGTAATTATTGTTGGCCACCTATCTAGTGCAAAGGGCTCATGGCTGAAGTACCTGATGGGGTCTGGTAGCTGAGAGCTGCTGAGATTCCATTCATTTCTATATCCTAGGATTCTGCTGGGAAGATCGTTTGCTAAATAATTAGTAACGTAGTTTTTTGCTAAGCGGGAACCTGACATCATAATTAGAACGACCTCCTTCTAAACGAGTTTGCTTTCTGAAGGACATTATCTCCTTCAACAATGTAGTTTGCAATCTTCTGAGACATTACCTCAGTGAGGAACCGATTGTCAAGTATAGGCGAGCGCCTAGGCATCTTAGTCGTGCCACGCTCATGAAACTTTGCGTATTCTATTTCGGTACCAAATGTGGCAGACTGTCGGCGTATTTCACGAACAGCCCCTCGTGCATTATCGAAAACTAAGCTGTCTCGCAAGTCGCCAGTCCTGACTAATATTCCCTTTGCTCCGTAGTTTTCCAGCTTCCATGATGCATACTGTGGATCTAGCGGGGCCCATGGTCGGCCATCCAAAGCGCCTTCTAACTCAAAGTTTGTCCTATGTAGTGCTTGAAGCTCTTTGAACGCCCAACGAAAAACAGGTCTAAAGTTTGTAAGTCGCTTCGTCATTGCGCGATAACGACGGTTGACTTGACTTGTGTCTGCAGAAACTCTAATCTTGACAGACATTATGATATCCTTACGCGCTTATACCTCTTAACGCTAGCTAACTCTCTTTCGGTAAAACCAGTCTCAAGAGGAGCTATGTTTCTAGTTGTTAAGTCTTTAAGTCCTACGGTATCGTCATACATATTCTGCATTTCTCGCGCAGCGGCGCGAAGAATTAAACTCTTGAATATTTTTATGCTTTGCCCATCTAGACCAGCTGTATACGTTATATCAATTTTGTCGTTGGCAAAAGCATTGTACATATCTATCCCATATGAGCGAGGCACATAGTCTCGTTCTATGTCCTGTACTACAGGCGTAGCGTTTGGAGTAGACGCCGTTACGGTTACGGACGATACAGATATGACAGGGCTGTTTTCTAGATATAAAACATGCGTGGGGACATAAATAATTCCCGGGCTTGATAAGCTTGTTACCGAATCCGTAGCATAATTATAGTAGTAGTTATGGTCAGCGTAGCCGCGACCCTGCTCTGGTACCCTGTACGTCTCACTGAACTCTGTTGGCTCTACAGGTCGATTTAAGTATGCCTCTAGCTCGGCCTCTAGCCCTGCGATAATTATTTCCGCAGCGTCTTCCTGTTTATTTGTTAGGGTGATGTCCATATATGTCTGAACATCTGAAAGGGTAACAAGAGCCATTTGTTTCCTACTTTGTCGTGGTGATTATCTGTTGCTTCGGTTTCGGCGGTTTCTGATTCTATCTATTGCTCGGCGCCCGCGCTCAACGCCACGACGAGCAAAGCGCCTTAGTCTATCAGTGAGAGAAGGTTCCTCTTCTTCTTCAACTACGCGCTCTTCGTCTACGATATCTACTGGTTCTACCATTATAGTCTCCTAGGTCAAACTACCTCTACTGTATAGGATACCTCATTTGTGGGTGAGCTGGAGTTCACTTCCATCTCATCACAATCATTTCTGAGTGGTTGTAGGAATTGATCATCTAACCACATTAATGCAATGGCTGAATACCCTACGATATCCAAGAAAGTATCCTCAATTGGCTCATTTGAAGCTACTCTTCCTGAAGATAGTAAGTTCTCCAACCGCGCAACTTTATCATGAAGGCGAACAATTAATCCCTTTATTCCGAAACGTGCAATGTTCTCGGGACCGTAGTCTCGCTGCTTGTTGATTAAAATTGTAGTTACTTCACTTTCCGTCTTACCAATCATACCAGAAGCCACAGCAACAGCACCCATTAGGCGCCAGAAGTCTTCTGTGGTCTGATAGTCGGATGTGTCGGTGTAGAAAAAATTATCAATTAAATCATCCATTAACAGGCGAAGATGGCTCTCTGGACTGTTACTAAGCTGAATCTTATCGGAGGCGCTAAATATATTTTTAACCTGAATAGATGCAAAATCCTCCCAATAGTTAGGGGGCGACGGAATCACTTGTTTGCTCCTCTCTGCGCTGCGGCGATAAGAGAAACTGAAACAATGCTCCGTATGAATATTAGAGCCCAAAGTAATGATGAAAGCAAGTAGGCGTCTGTGAAACCCACTCCGGGGTCAATCGACTCAATGTTCGGCCATGCGTTGATAGCTACCATGTTCAAAAGCATAATAGCGAACGCGCTGATACCAAAAAGAAATGACAATGCCATGCATGAAGTTATAAAGCCTACGACCACTTCTGCTGCTGAAGATTTGCTTCGTGCTCGTGTCTTTCCTGCTAGCTGATTCGCTAGACCGTCCCAGTCTTTTCTTGAATTCACTGATTCTCCTTTACTATTTGATGTACTCTTTGCCTGCTAATACTGTGCTGTTTCGCTATTTTCGATAGAGAGCTTCCTGATCTGTATTGTGTAGCAATCATTCTATTTCTCTCCATTAGTGCGTCATGGGACTTTGGGCCCGGTCTAACTGGGCCCCAAGACCAAGTAGGCACTTGCTCAAGTCGTTGAATCTTGTGACGATCCAGCTTTCCCGACTTATATCTTGTTCTCATGTAGCTCACCCAACTGCCCAGATTGACCTCCGTACCGTCGGGTAAAAATTCTACATGATTACTTGGAACAAGCGCGTCTCCGTACCTTTCCTGATACAGCTTTAGCAAGCGGTAATTTGTTTCCCACCTTGCTTCGTGCCTCATGTATCTATTCTAATTGTCACTAAATAGGTGTGTCAAGGCGTCGTTAGAAAATGTTGGAATGTTCTATCGCTGCTGCCAGCTGGTGAAGCCTATGAACTACAGCCTCTGTAGAGACTGACTGTGACCACTCAACTATGTCTTTCTCCACTTCTAGCTCTATAGCGTCCCAACACATCACAAACCGTTTTCGATGGACTCCGGACACACATTCTATTAGATCATCGTAGTCGTCTGACGCATCATGTGGCTTTGCTCCAAATATTATAGCTAAGGCAAAGGGAAGAGATACTTTGTCGTTCTCTTTGGGGAAAGAAGAAGATAGTCCAGCAATGCTTATGAAGTCTGCTAGGTGTCGCAAATCCGAGTGAATACTTAGCTCCCTCATCTCACCCAAACTAAACATATACCTATCCTAATACGCAGAGTGGGGCTCGGTACACTACCGAGCCCCACCCAGATACCTGATTGTTCTTATCGGCTACCGGCCCTTTAGCCGATAACTACAATCTTCCTCCTTCGGGGTCGGTCTTGCCGGTACAAAATATAACTTACACCCCGAAATTGCGCTATAGCGTAACTTGTTTTGGTATAATCATCCAAGCAAGGAGTCGCCGGGTGTCCATGAACATCCGGTCAGGCCTCCAGCTTGTAGTGCTGCTGCTGTTCTGGCTATTTCTTTAGCACTACGTCCAGTATCCAGTCCGTTGACAGATACATGACGAATTATCAAATCCGGGTCAATGATGTAAGTAGCTCTTAGGGCAACGCCTTCCCAATCATCAATAATTCCTAACCTTCCAGCTAAGAATAATCCTGCATCAGCGCAGAGAGGATGACGAATGTCAGAAATTAATGCGTTAGATTCTTTCCAGTTTAGTTTGCAGTATTCGTTATCTCCACTGATTCCGACTACGTTCAAACCATCGTCTAAAAGCTTATCCATTGCTGCGATTTCCGTCGGACATACGAACGTAAAGTCCTTCGGATAGAAGTACACAACAGTCCAGCCTTCAAACTCGGAAAGACAAACGTCTACTATTTCATTATTTCCGTCAACACCGGTAAGGGCGAAGTCTGGGAACTTTCTATTTACACCAATCATGATGATATGCTACAGTTGATTTAGTACTAAGTCAACTGTGACATCCGTCACCTTTCGCACCACTTCAATAACTTGTCGATGTCCATATTTGGGGTTTTCTCAATACCACCCACCACAATATTGCAGATATGACACAGTAGTCCACGAACCTCACCAGTACTGTGGTTATGGTCTACGTGCAACCACGGACTTGTAGTCCACCTAGATTCCGTAGAGCCGCACAAAGCGCAGCCGCCGCCCTGCGTGTCTAGAATCTTCATGTAGTCGTCTGCAGAGATACCGTATTTGGCCTTAAGGTTTCTTTCGCGAGAAGCGCCCGGGTTTTTATCTCGCCATGAGTCATGTGCTTTTGAGGTACATTGTTTACAGCGCGACCGAAGAGACTTACCGTTACCACGATCGTGTCGAACCCCAAAGGCAGAAGCGGGCAGAGTACGGTTGCACCCCCCGCATAACTTCACTGTAGGAGGTACGTACTCTGCCCGCCCCTTGCGAGGGCGTCCCGGTTTATCGTTCCATTTCTTTTTGAGGCAAGATATGCACCTAGACGTTTTTCCGTCTTTGTTGTTCTTATCCTTCCAAAACTCATCTAAGTGTAAAAGTTGGTTACACTTACGACAAACCTTCATTTCTTTTCCAGATACATACGTCATGTTATTATTATAACATCTGAATGCACTGGTGGCGCCTAATTCGCCATTAGGTCATCTCAGAGGACATACCCCGTTATCGCACTGCTCACCAAGACTCGCCATGTCTTCGTCTGAGATTAGAGTCGATCCGCTGAGCTTATCCCCCAACGGAGTTGTCTTGCTCATCATTTCGTCATACTCTTCCTTGGTGAGTTCACCCATGGGAGCCTGATCGAAGCCATGTTCACTGTGGAGCAAGAAGCTTACTGACTTCATCTCGTGCCATTTTTCTGCCAAGTACGCGCGAATGCCTTCAAGCTCTTCCTTTCGGTAGTACACGGTGACGGAAATTGCGTTGTCTGCCCACACCTTCTGTAGCTTACGTACCAAATCCATCTGCTCAATAGCTGACATATCTTCAGCAAAGATGGTGTCCTCGGGGAAAGCGCATGGGAACTCCACAACAACAGTCCTATGGTCCTCTGATCCGTCGAAGTTGCGTAGAGGCTCAACATGAAAACCCTTGTTCTTGCAGTAGTCTACTAGAACGTCACTGGCTGACATGCGCATGCGCTTGACAAAATACTGGCTAAACCCGGGATGGACTCCGGGGGTAACTCCCGGCAATAGACTCAACGTTCCGGATGGCTTTACCGTGGTAAGACGAACTGACTCTGGCCAGCCTCGCTGTGCTGACCACTCAGCATCAAATGAGCGGAGCGCTGTATAAGCGTCGTCAAGCCAGTCAATCTTATCCATAGCCTGTGCTACACCAGTAACGCCAAGACCGATTCTCATGTTCTGAGACGTGATCTTGTCTGACGCTGGGTCAAGGTAAGACAGAGCAGCGGTTGCTTTCTGCACTTTGTACAGGAGCTTAGAAACGTCAATCAACTCTTCTTTTGTGTCAATCATGGGAAGATAGATTTCTGACAGGTTGCACGATTCGCGGTTAGCCAGAGGGATTTCAGCGCACGGATTGACGCCAACGATGCTGGGGTCTGGACGCTCTTCGCCCATGCGACCGTACTGCTTTGATGCCTCAAGATTAAAGAAACCGTAAGGCTCGCCGTTGCCCTTGTAGCCCTCCCAAATGGTCTCTGGAAGATTCTTCATCTGGTCTGGGGTTACGTACACAGTGTTGTTTGACATTGCACGCTCAATAGGAATGTTACCCAAGTCCCAACGCTTTGCCATGAGGTACGCCTCGTCGTCAATTGAGCCGACTGCAATTTCTGCACTGCGGCGAACGTTGCCAGCAACCACGATGCTGCCAATAATGTTCATAACATCAAGAACGTCAACTGAAGTCATCTCACGACCTACGGCGTTGTCCATGATCTTGCAAATCTTCTCTACACCCTCAACAAGGATATCAGGACCAGAAGCGGTTCCGCCGAAAGTCTTAATAGGCACGCCTGCAGGGCGGATGAGCTGGGTTGAGTAGGTCAAGTGAGTAGGATTGTCGTCGTCTCCAAGATAACAGTCCATGACCCGCTTGATCAACTCACCCCAGCCCTCGCGCTTGTCTGGGACAATATAGTCGGCATCGCTCTCGTCAACACGGTCAACATAAGCATTGCGGACAATTCCAAGACGCTCCGGCTTATCACATGAAAAGCCAACACCGCCACCGAGCATGAGACGCTCAACTGCCCACGAGAAGTCAGAAGTCTTGCTTACATCTACGAACCAACAGTTAACTAGGCTGTCGCCGCCAAGGCGCTTGTTGTTGGGGGTACCCAACTGCCACAACATGCGACCAGCCACGTTTCCTTTAAGATTGAAGATGTAGTCGTACAAGCGGTGCGCCTCTTCAGTGCTAAGGCCTGCGCCAATGTCTTGTGCTCCGTTGACTACACGTTGAACAGTCTCGTGCCACTCTTCTGTACGTACTACGTTATCGTTATCATCGAAGAAGGGACGAGCATAGGTTCGCTTGTAGGTGACGTAGCCTAGACCATTGAAGCCCCATGGCGGCATCTTGTCAGCGTACCCTTCGGCAAACTCGTCTGTGATAATTGGATTGTCTTGCATTTCTTCTCCTTGTCAGTCTGTAGCAGCGATGCAGGTCTGCTTTGTGTATGTAGGGGTTTCCGTATTCTATTACCTATGTGTCACCCAATGGGTGTTAAGTCATTTTGAGATTCGTGAAAACTTTGTATTTGTTGAGCATACCGGATCAGTGCCGTGGTGTCAACTTGTTATCTCAGACAATCTGTAGGCTAGATCTTTGTTCCCCGAGAAGACCAAGAAGAACCCGGCTTGAGGAACGTTTATGTTTATTTTAGCATCACCGCGCTTGCTTATTTTTGTTTCAATAAGTGTAGTCGCTGTAATCTTCCGTATAAAGTCAACGTATTGTACTTCGGTGTCGAACTTTAAACCGAGCTTGCTTAAGTCTTTTCGCAACTTTCCTATTCTAACAGAGAGTGTACCGGCGGTCAACATGGACTTGAGAAGGACCGTGGCCCCGTCTTCCCACGGTCCGAAAAGAGATAGAGAGGGGAGCATGACCTCGTCGTGGTACGGTGATGTCTTGACTTTTGAAAGGCAGAGAGAGGCTTCTAGTGTTGCTGTATAGTCGTCCAGCAATAGACATAGTGCCGGAGAGTTGTCAGCAAGTTCCATTCCTTCTAAAGTCTGTTGTGACTTGATGTAGTTTATGATGCAGAATTCGCTAGCTACTGAAATTGCTGATTCGGCTTCATCGAAAGTATAGTCAAAGTAACCTTCGTTCATTATTGAGTGCATGACCAGCAGGAGATCTAAAGTCGCGTCGGTAACGACTCCTTCGTTTCTAATTAAAAACTTGACGACTTCGTATATGCCTTCTGCGGTTTTGTGTTCGATATCTAAAAGTAGCGACATGTCTTGACGGTGACCAATATCAAGTTGTCGACTTAAGAAATCAAACTCATCCATGTCTATAGTGTAGCAATATACGAACAGTCCCCCACCGTCTGGTGGGGGACTGTCGAACGCCCGAAGATCAACCTCTCCGTTATTAGTTTATACCGTAAAACTAGAAATCCCCCCAGCCGAAGCCGGGGGGATAACTAGATGTTACTTATTCGCTATGGTCAGGCCGTTGGCGCGTTGTCAAAGTTGACCTTGACAAAGCTCTCTGGGCGCTTGACTGCAAGAGCCATACGCTCTTCGGCCAGTACAACGATGGCGTTGCGGACGAAGAAGTCTGAGTGCTGCTCAGAAACGCGGATGGATGCTGCCTCGCGGTCATAAAGCTGAGCACCGGTACCGAAGGCA